GATCCAATTTCCATTTCCCAACTATCATTTTTATTTTCGCTGGGTGTATAAAGTCCATCAGTATCTAACATACTATTAAGGGACTTCTTTACTAATTCTATACCCTCAGTTCGTAATCTTAATGCTGTATCACGAACCCATAATCCTATAGCAAACGACATAACTAAATCATCATTGTATCCAGTCATTGCCTCTGCTCTGTTATTATGGTAAATAAATGTAAATAATTCATCTACCAATCGGTTTGAACGAACTACTACTTCTTCGTTCCTAAAATATTCCTCTAACTTTGCAATAATCAAAGGTCGAGTTCTCATAGTGGTACTGAATCCAGCCACCATATTCTTATCTTGTTGTTTATATCGATTAGTCATCTGATGTGCCATATCAACATATTTTAAATCTTTGCTTGTATAAAATAGATTAGGATAATCCCTATCTATTACTTGTTGGATTGTTGCCCAACCAATGTTATTGTTTTCTATAATTAGTAAAGCATCATTATATTCTGTTGAAATACTCACTAACATATTACCAAAATCTTTAGTACTCATCCTACCTTTGTACTCTGCAACTTGTTCTACATTCTCCACATCAATGACATGAAATGCACTATAATCTTTACCATCACCTCTACCAACATCAGCACATACTATATAATCTCGTGTATAGTTTGGTGGTTGCCATATCCATAAGTTACCATCCATACCTCTCTTTTCAATTGGGTCTTGACATACATCTGTTTTCATCTTCTCTAATAATACACCATCAATAACTGAAGTACCAGAAGTAATAAAATCACAATCACATTCTTGTGCTGCACCTTGTAATCCTAATAAGGTATTTTGCTCATCTCTCCAGTCTTGTTCTCTATCTGGATGTACAGTCCAATGAAGTTTGATATCATTAAATAATCCTCTACCCTCTTCTGCATCTACCCAAGTTCTATGAAACCAATTACCAACTCCGTTAGGTGTTGATAACGCAATACAACTACCACCTGTTGTAAGTGTTTGTTGTGATGCAGTCCATATCTCATCTATCTTATCAATAAACGCAGCCTCATCTAATATCAATAATGATAATGCTTCGGAACGAGCGGCTTCTGGTCCACTTGCACTTGCTTTTATTTGTGAACCATTGGTGTATCTAAGGTTCAATTTGTTATCCTCAACACATCTTTGTTTCAACCACGAAGGTAAGTTTGCATGCATAACACGAACTTTTGTTACAAGGTTCTTAGCAGTATCTTGTTTGGTAGCAATAACAAGAATATTCTTATCTTGAAAAAATGTCATCAACCATAATGAGTAACCAGCAGTTAATGTACTGATACCCAATTGTCGAGCTTTTAAGATTACATTAAACCTATTGTCTACAAACTCTCTGACAGTATCTTGTTGAAACTGATACAATTCAAATGGTATCTTACCTCTGATTGGATGTTGTATCATACAATACTTCATCAAAAAGTAAACTGGGTCTTTTGCACACCTAATGTACTCTTGTTTAATTACATCTTTTATTTGTTCTGCCATTAGTTTGTTATCTGTCCTGCAAGGTTAACTGAAATTGCTGTAGCACCTACACCATAAACAAACCATAACCATTTATTTTCATGCCACTTAGGTTTAACAAGTTTAACTTTCTGTTCCATCAGTTCATTTGTATCCTTTAGTAACGAAATTTGAAGTTCTCGTTTTTCTATTATTAAAGAATCCATATATGCATTCTCTTCTAACAAAATTATAGACTTCTCTAAATCAGATATAAGAATTGTAGATAAACTATCGGCTTTTTCAAACCCTTGTAATTTATTTGCCCACTCAACTACATCTACTTTAGGTAAAGTTATGGTTTCTTCTGCAGTTTGACCAAGAAGAACACTAAACAAAAATAATATGTATATAATATATTTCATATATATAAATATGTGTTACTTACTAAATTTCTTCAAATATTTTAATGCTTCATCAACATCTTGTACATCTGATGCTTCTTTAGCTTTTATTATTTGTTTTTTAGTATTAGTTACTTTTCGTTTAAGATTACCAACTTCTTTCTTGTTAACTTTTTTCTTCTTTTCAAGAACCTCAACCTCTTTTTCAAGAGCTTTTACTTCTTTTTCTTTTACTTCTACTGCTTTATCTAACTTTTTGATTTCTTCTTTTTTCTTTCCACCAAAAAGTCCCAATATAAAATTGAGTATTCCACCTATCATTATTCTTCTCCCTTGTTAGGTTTATCTATTCCTGCACTATCTAAGAGTTCATCAAGTGAAAATGTATTAAACTTTTCTTTATGTCGTACATCTTCATATTCTAAACTCATAAGTTTTTTTACTACCCTCGTGTAAAGATTTACTAATGAATTAGTTTCTTCACCACCAATTTTGTTATTATAATCTACGGCAATCTCACCCAATCGTGAAGTTAATGCCATCAAATCAAGTACTATCTGCTCTGGCAGAATCAAGTTCTTTTTGCTCTTCATCTATAGCCTTTTCTATTTTATCTATATGTTCTTTTGCTTCTTTAACCATTGTTTCAAATTTTTCCTGTCCCATATCCCACTTTTCTTTTTCAAGTTCGATATCTTGTACACCTACTGAATTAAAAAATGTTGCCTTACCATCTGTAGATTCAAATTCCACAAGAGATTGTTTTAAATCTTTTACATAGGACTTTCTATTCTCTATCTCAAGTGTCCTTGCATAGTTTTCAAATTCACCTTTCACTCTAAGTTTGTTTTCAAACTCAATTTGACAATCAAAACAATGTCCTTTAGTTCTCCAAAACTTATCATCAAGTTTTTTCTTCATAGCTTTTTTACAAGTTGGACAAAACCAAGGCATTCTTGCTGATTGCATTACTTTACTTAAATTAGATTCTCTTGTTTTTCCACCAAGATTTTCTTGTTTACCCTCGTATCCTACTTGAACATAGTCTTTAACATATTCTTTTCCAGACATCAAATCAGCTAATGCTTTATTTTGTCTTTCCATATCTTTAGATTTACTTGCCATTATAACTCCTTATCCAAATTTTATACTACCAAGTATTTGATTGATTGGAGCAAATGCACCTGTAAACTTATATGTGTTTCCTTTATACTTAAACACTATACCCTCACTTGGTACTATTGCATCTAAACCACCAATCTTCTGTAGTTTTTCAATTTGTATTTTTAACTTTTTTAGTTTTTCTATTTTATCTGGTTTTTGCAAATCTTTCATTGCACTAATCATTTCTTTTCTCATCTTCTGAATTGTTTTATTTGGATTAACTGCCATATACCCACTTATATTTTTGAGTATTTCTGCACCTACTGAGAAGAACAATATCTCAAATGGTTTTATATTTTGTTTAAATATCTTAGTATGGTCTTGTTTATCTGTAGATGTTATCCAATCTAAAAATTTAGGATGGTCTTTATAATCTTTTTTAATTTCTGGTATTTTATATCCTTTATCAAAGTATGCCCATCTTCTAATTAATTTAGCAAATTGTGCTGGTTTTAATTTTACACCAAATTGTTTTGATGCATTGAATACATACTCTCTCCAATATGATTCGTGATATTCACCTAATGTATCCTTATCACTTAATCCATATTGTGATTGTAGTTTTTTTAATTGTCCTAAATATTTATTTTTCATCTTTCCAAAATCTTGATGTTTAGGTACACTTAAAAAATTTGGTTTACCAATCTTGAACATTTTTTGTATATGGTTGTTTGTTTGTTTAATCATACCTGCCAACATACGAGCACTATCTTTAGGTTGACCAACTGGTCTACCACTCTCATCATACTCTAATGTTCCGTGAAACACTATTTCTGCTACATCGTAATCTACTACATTTGCTGTTGCTGGATACATAACCTCTAAATTCATCCATCGTTTTCCATTACCGAAAACTTTATCTTTTTGTTTATCATTTAAACTACCTATAGATTTCTCTAAATCTTTCATCGCACCTACAAAGGCTTTTTCTATATTACCCCTACCACTAAACATAGATTTTATTCCATTCGTGGTTGGTGCAGTTTTTCCAAAGTTCTTTATATGTCCTTTGTTACGAGCTGCTCTTAACTTCCCATCAATCCAACTTACCATTAGATTCTGTCCATCAAGTTTTTCTGTAACTCCATCTTCTCTGTCTAACTTGCCTCCCAAGCCATTAATAACTATCTGTTTCAAGTCTGAAAATGTAAGATTATTATCATCAAAAGGATGACTCATATGTCCATATGCTCCTCCCATAAGTAATAACTCCTTTGTTTGTTCTGTTATATCAATTATTTCGTGAAAATCTTTTAATTTTTTAGGGTCCTCTGGTTTCTCTGTATTCTTTTTACCTGCAGTTGCAGTTCCCATATCGTGTATAGGTGAATCATCAAATCCTTTATTATGTTTATTACTACCAAAGAACTTTACAATTTCCCACCCCATCTTATCAACAATACCTTTCATATACTTTTGGTATTTTGGAAATGGATTACTCACACTATCAGTATTAGATGTATTTTGATTTATCGTTTTACCAAATGTGACTGTATCTACTCTACTTATCGTTGATGTGGTGAAATCAAAACCTGGGTCTTTTGCATTTTTACCAATTATGTCACCTACTACTTCCCATCCTAATATTTCTGCGTGTTTTGGTGATATTCTTTTATAATCTCCGAATGAATTAAAGAAATCATATAATCCCTCATCATCCAAATCACTTGGTGTGACAGTATCTCCAAGTGCACTTACTTCTTTTAATATATTTTTTACTGATGATTGATTATAAAATTCAAATAACTTTTTGAATTTATTAGTCATCATATTATATAAACCCTTATCGTAGTATCCAAATAACTTTTTAAATACTTTAGGTCTATCCTCATCTTTAATCTTAGGTGAACCTAATATATTTCTCATAGTAGTACCTGATACCTCATTACTACCGATTTTCATACTTACATGCGGTGCAACTAAAAAGTATCCGTGTTCTTCGTACCCCTTTATGTTTCGTATATTCTTTTTGTAATCTTGAAAGTATCCAGGTGAACCATCTTTCTTTTTACCACCACTTAATCTACCAGCATCTTTTGCTCCAAAGATATAAACAACTGCGGTAGTTTTTGGGTCAAACTTTTTAAGTAACTCTTTTGAAACTAAAGGTACTTTTTCTTTTCTAATTTTATTTTTTGGTACACCCATCTTTGCCATATGTCTTGCTTTCTCTTGAAAGTTCATTGGGTGTCTTGGTGGTTTCTTTATATCAGATGTAGTGATATATGCATCATCAACTTTAGATTGTAACCATTTAAATGTTTTGTGATGATGTGGACCATATGGTTGAAATCTTCCACCATAAATACCTATTACTTTTTTAATCTTATTCTCGTTCAAATTGATTGCAAAATCCCCATCTTCTATGATAGAATATACGACATTTTCCATATAAGAGTCAAGTGTTTTTTTATTTATTTTACCATCACTTATACCCCTACCACCTTTATCGAATGTAGTAAATTTTTGTAACTTACCAAATGCTTTATCTTTCCTCATCTTATCTTGTTTATGCCATCTCATCTTATCAAATACTTTCATTCTCATATGATTCTTTACTATGTAATGTATATCATCAACATCACCACCCAATGATTGTATCCACTTCTTGTGTTTCAATACAAGTTTAGCAGAAACCTTCTCGTGTCCATAATGTGTCCAGAAACCTTTCTTTGGATGTATCTTTGCGGTTGAATCTTTTCCTATATCGTGAAACAATGCTGATAGAGCAAAATCTATATCACCTGTTTTTAATGCTCTGTTAGTTACAGCAATGGTATGTTTTAAAACATTACCCTCTGGATGAGCATCTCTTCGTTGGTCAAAGTTTTTAAGGTTCATAACTCGTTTCTTTAAATCTATTGGAATTGAATTATAAATATCTCTGAATGTTTTAGGTTTCTTACGAACTGCTATTTCCTCTACTTTTTTATATCCACTCATTCTATCAGTTTTGTTTTTATTAATACCCTTTCTACTTGGTGATGGAATCATTTCATTTAAGAATTTTTTCTTCTCTAATTCTTTTATCTTATCACCAATCTCTTTACCTTTTAATCCTATAAATTCATCACCACCTGCCTTCACACTTAATTTAAATGTAGCAAGTTTTCTAAAATCTTTACCAATCATTCCACCCCACACAACAATTTGTCTTGGTGTTAGTGTGGTTTTATCTTGTGCCTTCTTTATCATATAAATGTTTTCTGGTTTAAAGTTTTTTAAATAAACTAAAAACTGAATATTATTAGCATCTTTTGCACTATACTTTAATGCGTTTAATTGTTTACCTAATTTTTGTACTTTATTGTTTCTTAAAATAGATGCAATAAATAAAACATAATCCTTGACTTGTGGATAAGGTTTTGCTATATTTAACTTGGGAAATATTTGTTTTGTAAATCCAAACTTATCACAAGCTTCCATAAATAATTTAGGTGATTTTCCCTTTTCAATTCCCTTTACAAACTCTTCTCTAATTCTTTCAAAACTAACACCCTTTAAACTTGGATTCTTTAATAAAGCCATTTCTGTTTCTTTATCCATCTTACCACCAACAACTGCCTGAAATCTTAGTGCTCTTAATTTTCTTAATGGGTCTTCGTCAAACCTACGATTAGGATTACCGACTGTTTTTATTATTTTTGCTTTTAAATCTTTTAATCCACCAGTCAAATCTACAACTTCATTACTTCCTATATCATAGAACATAGCATTAATAGTTAAATCTCTTCGTTTGACATCACCTTGTATATCAGAGAAATCAACTGCATCTGGTCTACGACCTTTACCAATATCTTTTCTGAATGTTGCAATCTCGTGTCCACCCACAACCACTACTCCAAATGATTTACCAACCTCATATGTTTTGAATCCACCACTCTTTGCAATCTTCAATACTTCATCTGGTTTTGCATCTGTAGCTAAATCAAAATCTTTTGGTCTTTTACCAAGGATGGCATCTCTTACTGCACCACCTACAAC